CTTACGCTCTCACGAAGAGGGTTGTGCCCCGGCGGCTAAGCCGCGAGGGAGTATGCGGCCGACCAGAAGTCGACCGTGGAGGGTTGGATCGCAAAGTACCAGCTATCACTAGCTGGTACCTCAAACTGACCTGAGCCATTTCCGTCATAATACTGTTCACGCCAATTTCTACTTGGTTGATGTGCGCTAGGCTTTTGGAGTTTTCCCCAATCGCCCGTAAAAATGTGCACACAGTCAAGAAAAGAAGCTGTGCGTGAATGTTCATCAGTATTATTCGGAGTCAAGCGCGCCAATAGTTTCGTAAACATAAACCGTTTTCGGCTAAGTTTCCGCGACTGTCGGACGAGCCTGTTAAAGCTGTACGAACCACTAATATATCTAGATAAGGGATACTTACAATGAATATAAGTATCGAACTCCTCATCTGATAGGGGACCCACAAAGGTTTTAAACTTTGAGGGTATCCAGCGATCTAACAGCTTTAAGGTTCCACAATCATCATAACCAAGGCGAGTATCAAACCAGCGTCTTAACCGGTTTCGATCGGCAAAGAGCTCTTTGAGATCCCGCGGACGGCGTTTGATGAAAATGGGCCTAATGGCTTTCCCTTCGAACCAGTCGGAGCCACAGCTTTCCCGTATAGGCCCTTGAAAAAAGGACTTCTCGGTATTAACTGTAAATCCGGCTCTGTTAAGGACATTCACCAAGAAAGGAGCATGCTGACTGGGGACAATTATGTCATCCCCGTACACACTGTTATCTTCCCTGAAGAACGATCCGGTTAATTCTTTTGAAACCCCGTATACGAGGCTCGCGAAAATTAACGATTCAAGAGCAAACGTGTAACCATTACCCATTGACGAGATCTTCTCATAAGCGATCTTACGACCGCCTAGATCCCCTACCGGGGACCGAAGATCCATCAGGTAATGGTACCACTCGTCCGGGAGCAATTCCCGGCACAATCGCGTCGTTAAAGTATCAGACGCCATTGAAAGATCTATTGTGGCATATTTGCCATGTATAGATCCCAAGCGGGCCAATTCCTGGTTTTTGCTTTGATCGTCAAGGTTAAAACCCCAACGTTTTAAACGTTTTCGGATAAATCCGTCTACGCCTAACTGCAAAAACAAGTTCATGGTAGGTTCGATTGCTATAGTCCTATGTGTTTTGTAGGACTTGGGAACAAAGGTAATTCGGTTGCCTTCAACTGGGAACATAACTCTATCCCAGAATACGCTCTGATTTAGGATACAAGTTGGATCAACTTTGTGATCTTTCCGGTATTCGTCTTCTAGGGCGCCTAGCCAGCGTTCGTCTTGCTGGATAGCGGCAACTGCATACGGAAGTGCCCGACGCGTACAGCTGTATGGATACTCTGCGTATTTAAAATACGCGTGAGTATTACCTCCAACTGTACACGTGGTAGCACCAGGACCATGCCGACCTCTAAGGGTCAATTCCTCAAACCCGGGTAGGGTTTGACCGATGACTTTCGAAATCCACGCACGAGCGTACATAAAGGCGTTATTCAGCGCCATACTCGTTCGAGAGCTCAGTCCCTTATAACCGTGCATATTAAAATGTCGGTTAAGGATTTCAGCCTTAAAGAAAACTTTCAGGGCTGCTTCCTCTTTCTGGGATTCATTTCCGAGCTCTTCGTATTTCGAAAAAACCGAGGCAACGCAATATCTCGCTCGTAAGTTATCAAGAGAGACATTGCAAGTAGGGGTATTACTTTCTTGTAACCCCCACATATCTTTCAGTAACGTATATGCATAAAAGTCTTGATCGATAACGATTTGATCAAGCAATGCATACTCATCAGAAGAAAGATGGGGCCGGAGATCGTCAGCAAGCTGACGCAAAAGCTTCCATATGTACTTTTTTGGAAGCCGTACTTTGGCTGCTTTCCGCGGCCATGTAACCTTCCGCTTAGATGCGGGCTTAGTATTTTTCATACTAATAGACTCCTTTGGGTCATTTTAACTTTGAACTAAGTCGCTCGAGCACGAGGGCAATTACAACTTTAATAATAGCTATAATTGCCTGTGTCTTAAGTCTCACTTAGTTCCATTAAAGGACTCAGCACGGAATCCAGGTCAATGATGGCATCCATTTTCTGCTTTTCTTTTACAAGATTAGCGTTGGACACACCAACAGGGGCCGAGATTTTCATCTCGATGATTACCGGTGAAGTGATGGTTGTAACACCGTCACGACCTGTCACCTCATAGTCGACTGTAAACTTTACAGCCGACCGGCGTACGCCGCAGAAATTTCCTGCAGGCTTCGCCTCGGTGGCATAAAAATCGAGAGTATTACGGGCCACAGCTGAATGTCCACTAGTGTGGATATAAGTTGTGCGACCGGCAAACTCTCTAAATCTACGGTAATCATGGTTAACAGCGGGGGTAGTACCTCCGTCGTTATCCTCATCAACGGCAAGGGTAATTTCGTTTGGAAGCATAGTTCCTCCTTCTAAATCCTTAATCGCTTAAAGTCCCCTTTTAGGGAACGAGCCATTATGGAGAGGTCTAGGAGCTTAAACGCATCAAGATTCAGACGGAATCTCGGGATTAAACTCAGTTGTGGATTAGGAACGCGCGTGACTTTAGTTACACGTCTGTACATTTCGCCGCCAACAAGCGACGTGTGTACATCAGTGTATGGAGCAATAGCCCCTATGGTCCGCCCATTCACGACTTTCCAGGTATACACGCTTTCTTCGCGTGTAGTTACCCAAGATGCTAACTTATTTATACCCACATTGGGCGTAAATGAAGCAATGGTGTCACCGATGTTGAAAAACCAATCGGCAACGAAGCTGAACGGAATTAAATCCCAACCAGCTTCAAGAGGACGATCAAGGCCCCAAACGGCTAACTCAGACGCGTATTGAATCTGAGCTAAGACGCCTGCACGGGCCGAGACTGTACGTTTACCTTGTTTAACAGTGTCGAAACAATACGTTCCTTCACCCCAAACAATGGTATCGACAACAGGAACCGAGGCAACACTCTGAGAGTGAAAACCACGGAATGTAAGCCTGTCGGTTATGTCCTGAACCTCTTTCTTGAATGCTGCTGTTGTTGAAGCAACATCGGCTATTAGAGGTCTAAGCGCATACCGATACTCCATATAGCGTGCTTCCAACTCCTTCCGGGAAATCTGCTTGCGCAGATATCGGAAATTTAGAGTCTTCACAGCTTTTAGGATTTTTAGTGCACGTTTAAATGAGGAAGTGAGAAACGCTATTGTTTCTTTACCTTCACCTAAAGTCACCAGGCCAGATGTCTCTGCAAGAGAGATGTTGGCGTGAGCTTGCGTAACGGCAATATCCTGCACTGCAGTGATATCAATCGTGTCAACTGGCACGGTGAACCACTGAAGACCATCGTCATAACGGACCATGGTCGAAGCAGGCCAATTACCTTTAAACGCAACGCCCTTCTTGAAAATTTCACCTGTAGAGGCGACAGTGTCGTACGTACGAGAATGATCCAAATAACATGGGCCATCACCGTACTCCTCCAGGGTACTTTCCATAGGGCTATTTACTATACCGCCTTGGCGAGATATAGCGTGGTAATTTGGAGTTTCCACATCACTCATGACCCTCTGTCCAAAATCGGACGTAGAGCCAACTGAGAATGGGGAATCCTTTTCACCCTGCTGTAAACTGCCATCGGGCAGGGCGTCTACGAAGTAATCCGTTCTCACTGGATTACACGGCTCCGAAGAGTCGCGTAGAAGTTGTGACCGAGTGCGTGTATAGCTACTCATGTAGTACTATCCTCCGTTTAATTTGCGGCGGAGCCGCACATCTTAGGATGTCCGGTACCAAACCCTTCATATGAAGAGCGCTCCCACACCATGTGGG